GCCGTTCCCCGACAAGACGGACTTGATGGCCTATATTGACGAGGTGCAATGGCAGGAAGGTAAGCCGGAATATGGCGGAGGGCGGTATATCAATTACCGCATTTGTGTCACTGCGCCGGAAGCGTTCAAGAACCGCAAGGCTTATTTCAAGCTGTGGGTTGATCCGACCCAACCAAACCCGAACAAGGAAGGCGACAAGGCTAAAAAGCAGGTTGACAAGGATAAGCGTCTCCTGGGAGCTATGGCAGTTAACGCGGGCGGCGGGTTGCTTTTGATCAACGGCGAGCCGACGGACGACGACCTGGCGCGCGAGTTGTCGCAAAAACCGATGGTATTTAAGGTCGGCAAATGGGAAATGCAGGGCGATACCGGCGAGATGCGTTCGGGGAATTACGTTATGGCTGTTTCCCCGGCGGCGAAGGGGGTTGCAGAGGTTGCCGCACCCGCGCCATCTACGCCTAGTGCTGCGCCGAGTGCGCCGCCGATGGACGATGAAATCCCGTTCTGATGCAACATGAGGCGGGGCTGTCGTGGCCCCGCTTTTACAATGTAAAGGGGATCAACATGCAACACACCCAACGCAGCGAAGGCTGGCACAAACAGCGCGCTGGCCGCGTCACGGGAAGCGTCGTGGGGGCTATTTTGGGGCTTGCACCATATATGACGCGCGAGGACGTGTTGCGCTCCATGGTGCGAGCATACCACGGCGCAGAACGCGAGTTTAAAGGGAATGTAGCAACCGAGTGGGGTGCTTCTAACGAAGCGGGCGCGGTGATGGATTACGAGCTTGAAACGGGGAATACCGTTCAAGAGGCGTATTTCGTGCCGTTTGATGATTGGCTTGGCGCTTCGCCTGATGGATATATTGGCGATGACGGACTGCTAGAGGTTAAGTGCCCTTACGGCATCCGCGCGCAACACGAGCCGCAATTTAAGTCTATTTGGGATCAACCGCACTACTACGCGCAAATCCAAGTGCAGCTGCACTGTTGTGGCCGCAAATGGTGCGACTTCTGGCAATGGACGCCGCATGGCACAAAGCTAGAGCGGGTTGATTATGATCCTGAATGGATCAACAATACCTTGCCAGCTTTGCGGCAATTCCACGCTGAATACCTGTCAGAAATAGACAACCCCGAACACCTTGAACCGTTGCGGGTGCAGGTCAATACGCAAGAGGCCAAGCGGCTTTTGGACGAATACGACGATTTGAAAGAGGCTATCGACAACGCAAAGGACCGTCAAAAGGAAGTGCAAGCCGAACTTGTGGCATTGGTAGGCGATAAGAACGCGGAGATTTGGGGCCGAAAGCTGACAAAGGTGCAAAAACAAGGTTCCATTTCCTATGCAAAGGCGTTAAAGGATATTGCACCGGACGCGGACCTAGAACCGTATCGCGGCAAGGAAACGGAATACTGGAAGTTGAGTTGAAGGGGTAAGTTCAATGAAACATAATAACACCAAGATAGCTGGAATGATGAACATCTATGATTGTTCTCAAGAAGAGGCAGTAATTCGTCTTGATATGTATGAAAGCGGCTTTCAAGATGGAAGGGAAAAAGGTCAGTCTGAGGCGCAGAGGTTTTTTAGGCTTTCTCTAGGAATTGAGGAACCTGATTTAGATGAGGAGGTTTATTGGAATAATCCGGTTCCGCTCAAGACCGGTGGTGAATAGTGACCTACACCCTACGCCCATACCAGGAGACATGCGTAAACAAGGCGATGGACTTCCTAAAGAAGTCTGTCGAACCTTGCATGGTGGATGCAGCTCCGGCGGCGGGAAAGTCATTTATGATAGCCGCAATAAGCGACCGCCTATACCAGACCAGCGGCGGAAAGAAGGTTTTGAACTTAGCCCCATCGAAGGAACTTGTGCAGCAAAATCACGCCAAGATGCTTTTGACGGGGCACCCGGCGTCTATATTTTCGGCAAGCGCGGGTAGTAAATCCACTCGGCACAATATCGTGTTCGGAACCCCAGGGACCGTGAAAAACAACATCCGCCGATTTATGTCTGGATATTGCGCGGTGAATGTAGATGAATGCCACGGCATTACGCCAACAATCCAAACGATCATTGAGACCATGCGCGAAGGTAGTCCGAACTTGCGCGTTATAGGGTGGTCTGGCACTCCGTTTCGGTTAAATACGGGCTACATATTTAGGCTGTTTCCAGATGGTCGCCCTGTTCCAGAGGAACAAACGAAAGACCCTTATTTTGCGCAATGTGTTCACCGCGTCAGCGCAAAGGAAATGCTAGATCAGGGGTTCCTTTGCCCCATGACGGTCGGTGCGCCGCTCTCCGATGGGTATGACGCATCGGGATTGAAACCTAACCGCATGGGAAAGTTTGATCCGACCGACCTGCATAGCGTATTTGTCGGGCATGGGCGCAAGACCGCTGCAATCGTGGGTGACGTAGTTGAGCAATCGCGCAACCGTTACGGCGGGTGCATGTTGTTCGCTGCGACGGTTGAGCACTGCCACGAAATCATGGCCAGCCTGCCGCCGGGGAATAGCGGGTTTGTGACGGGAGATCATGCCGAGGCTTGCGGCGGGACGGTTAAGGGCCGAGACGCGGTTACAAAAGCCTATCGTGACCAGCGGTTTAAGTATCTGGTTTCGGTCGGAACGCTCACAACGGGGTTTGACGTAGAGCACACCTCTACGATTGCCACACTACGCAAGACGGAAAGCGCGGCATTGCTGCAACAGATACTTGGGCGCGGATGGCGCATTGATCCGCAGAAGAAAGACGCGCTATGGCTTGACTATGCCAATAACTGCGATGAACACTTCCCGGACGGCGATATTTATGAGCCGGAAATCAAGTCGGGGTATGGCACGGGGTCTAGTGGTGCAATCCACGCCAAATGCCCGATGTGCGAGGCGGTCAATGAGTTTTCAGAGCGGCAAAACCCGGACGGGTTTGATGTGACGCCGGAAGGGTATTTCGCGGATTTGCAGGGCGAACCTATCGAAACGGAACACGGCCCTATGCCAGCGCATTACGGGCGGCGATGTACGAACCTGCTGCCCGCTCTAGGGGGTAGGCTCGAACAGTGCCAATACCGTTGGACTAGCAAGGAATGTGGCGCGTGTGGCGCGGCCAATGATATTGCGGCGCGGAGGTGTTTCGAGTGTAAAGCGGAAATTGTTGACCCGAATGAGCGCTTGCAAATCGAGTTTAGACAACTGAAACGCAACCCGCGCAACCGGCAAACAGATGAAGTCGTAAAGTGCGAAGTTCGGGAAAGCGTAAGCGCTAACGGGAATGAGACAATCCGCGTTGACTTTGTGACACCGTATCGGTCATTCTCGATTTGGCTAATGAAGCGCCCGACAAATAATATCGCGGCGGCGGCGCTTGATTTGTGGAAGTCACTTGATGGACAAACGCCGCGCACCGTGACATACCAGAAAGAGGACAGCGGATTTTTCCGCGTTTTTGCCTATAATAAGGAGCCTGACGTTGATCCTACCACATAAAATCCCGGTTTACGGCGACACGGAGTGGCGCGGTAGCTGCCCTACGGAAACGGCGGAACAAGTCACGTTTTTCGCAGCGATACGAAAGACGCCGCTAGGCCGGGTAGCATTGCATATCAAGAATGAGGGCCGTAGGCGTCACGGACAAGTGTCCTGGGATAAGGCTAACGGGCTTGTCAAGGGCGCGAGTGACATTATGATACCGGGCGCGCTTGCTTTTGTGTGTGAGTTGAAGCGCAAGGACCACACGAAAAGCCGGATCAGCGACGAACAGATCGCATACCTAGAAGCCGCGCAAGAATACGGCGCTTTCGTGTGCATTGCGCTTGGCTGGGAAGCGGCATGGGAGGCTGTTCAAGAATGGCGAAAGGCCCTGTGATATGCGCGGCGTCTGGCATTGACGAATGGGCTATAGAAACCTGCCGCGACTACATAAAAAGGTTTGACCTAACCCGCGAAGATGTTAAGATCATTCAAGAAGATGACATGACGCTAGTGATTGCGAAACGCGATTGTGGCGTGAAATTAAAAGGAGACGCACATGGCACAAGCGACCTATAACGGCGAGGATTTTTCCGTCACGTTTGAGGCCACACCTGAGCGATGCGACTACGGCGTGCCTGGATCGCCGGTTTGGACGGAATACACGGACCCGACGATTGCGGCGTTTGATTTTTTGGGATTTGACATGCCGGTTGAACATATCCCCGATAACGTGTATGACGCGCTTCTGGAATATGCAGATGAATGCGAGGAATGGGATTGATGCGCGATACATGGGAAGGCCGCGAGATCGAGGTTGACTTTTTCTTTGGGGACGATGAATGGTGTGCAATGGAGTTGCGCGTCATGGGCGTGCCAGTAGAGTTGACGGATGAATTGACGTGGCGGCTGAATGACTTGGCGGGGGAGTTGGAATGAGCATTGAAGAATACCGGCTCTTTATTGCAAGCCGAGCGACTGAATTGCAGAAAAGCGGTTTTGACCCCAAGCCTTACCCTAACACGGTAAAACAACACCAAAAGGCGACGTTGAATTTCGCGCTAGAACGCGGCAAAAGCGCGGCCTTTCTGGATACTGGTCTAGGTAAGTCATTTATCGAATTGGAGTTTGCGCGGCAATGTGCAGAAGAAACGGGAAAGCCTAGCCTTATCCTGACGCCTCTTGCCGTTGCTGGCCAGATGGTGCGAGAGGGTCAAAAGTTTGGCATTGATGCGCGTCAAATCCGTGAACAATCGGAAGTCGGCGCAGGCGTCATGGTGGCAAACTATGAGCGGTTGCCAAAACTTGATCCTGAGTGTTTCGGGGCGGTTGTTTTGGATGAGTCGTCAATTCTAAAGGCATTCGGCGGCAAGACTGTCACGGCGCTAAATGAAGCGTTTGAACGGACGCCTTACAAGCTAGCCGCGACTGCTACGCCTAGCCCTAACGACCACATGGAAATTGGCCAGCACTCATCTTTTCTTGACGTGATGCCTAGTAACGAAATGCTTTCACGTTGGTTTATTGCGGATCAAAAAAAGATGGGCGCGTATCGCCTCAAGGGTCATGGGCAAGAAAAATTCTGGCAATGGGTCGCGTCATGGTCCCGTGCCGCAACGCTGCCTAGCGATCTTGGCGGTGATGATACTGGCTATGTATTGCCGCAAATTGAACGTCATGTCCACACTGTTTACGCTGACAGGATGCAGGACGTAGAGGATGGAATGCTATTCCGTATTCCTGAAATGAGTGCGACTAGCTTTCACAAGGAAAAGCGGCTTACGATCCAGCAACGGTGCGAAAAGGCGGCGGAATTAGCGACACACGATAAGCCTGTGACTGTGTGGTGTGAGACAAACGAGGAAAGCGCGCTATTGGCAAGGCTAATCCCTAACGCCGTCGAGATTCACGGCAGTCTGTCGCCAGACGAAAAAGAAAAGCGACTTTTGGGGTTTGCAGATGGTGACTTTCGTGTTATCGTCACAAAACCTAAGCTGGCAGGCTTTGGTGTCAATTGGCAGCATTGCGCCCATGCGGTTTTTGCGTCGATTAGCTTTAGTTATGAGCAACACTATCAGGCAGTGCGGCGGTCGCATCGGTTTGGGCAAACTGAACGTGTCAGGAATGACATTGTTGTGAGTGACACGGAAGCGAGTGTTTTGGGGTCAATCGAGGAAAAGGCAGCAAAGCACGACACGATGAAAAAGGAGATGGCAAAGGCCATGAAAGATGCACAAGGATTCGCTGGCCTTAGGGTTGGATATGGTGAGAGGGAATTATTGCAATTCCCTAAATGGCTTAAGTCGGAGGTGGCGTAATGGAATGGGAAGGTAAATTCTGGAAGCTATTCAACGCGGATTGCGTTGAAGCTATGGCGCAAATGCCGGACAATAGTGTTGACTTTAGCGTGTTTTCTAGCCCGTTTTCGTCGCTTTACATTTATAGCGACAGTGAACGTGACATGGGCAACGCGCGGTCGCATGAGGAGTTTCTGGAACATCACGGGCATTTTTCGCGTGAATTGTTCCGAGTTATGAAGCCGGGTAGCGTGATTTGCGATCACCTGAAGGACACTGTTTTTTACCAAGGTTCAAGTGAAACTGGCGAAAGCGGTATTTATCCCTTTAGTGACTTGGCGATTCAATCCTATCGCAATGCTGGATTTCAGATGCGTGCGCGCGTCACGATTTGGACTGATCCCGTTATTGAACGATCAAAGTCAAACGCAGAACGACTGCTTTACAAAAACATCGGGGAGAACAGTCGCGCCTGCGCTACGGGAATGCCTGAATACATAGCAGTCATGCGAAAGGATAGCACAGGAATCAAAATCGGTGATCCTGTAAAGCACGCGGTTGCAAAATGGGGGCCGGAGCGTTATGAGGTTGACGCCAGGGAAATTGGAAAAGAGCAAGCGCAACGGCTTTTGAAAGAAGGCTTGATCGAAGGCATTAGTACAGCACTACTGGAACACCTAGCGGAGGCTGCAAAATTCCCTCTTGACCAGTGGCAAGAATGGGCAAGCCCGGTTTGGCTTAAAAATTCGGGCAGTGACGTTTTGAACGCACGGTTTAAGGGTAGTGACAAAGACGAAAAGCACCTTTGCCCCATGCCGCTTGAATATATTGAACGGTGCATGAATCTTTATTCCGTTCCCGGCGATGTGGTGTTTGATCCGTTCACGGGTATCGGATCGACTGGCGTTAAATCTGTTGAGATGATGCGAAAGTTTGTCGGAACTGAGTTGAAGCCCGAATACGCAAAGCAGGCTGCAAAGTTCATTAAAGAGCAAGAGCAAAAGACTGGAAGTCTGTTCGACTAAAAGGAGATCACAATGACACCACAAGACTACATGGACCTTCCATATGCTGGCATGGCTGAAAAGGAATTGCGCAAACGTAGGCTATGAAAATTGACGCCGCAAGAAAAGATTAGTAACGCAATGGACGCGCTTGCCATGTCACTTGATGATGCTCAAGAGGCATTCACCAAAATTGAAAAAGAAATGGAGAACCTAGAATGAAACTCACCGTAGAAAAGAAACCGCTTGTCGAAGCCATGTCAGCCGCCGCAAAGGTAGCGCAGGCAAAAACGACAATCCCGATCCTAAGCCATGTGAAGCTGTTTGCGGGCGATATGCTGAGTATCAAGGCGACCGATCTTGACATTGAGACCACTAGCCTTGTGGACGCGGATATTGTAACAATGGGCGAAACGACCGTTCACGCGGCCACACTGCTTAATATCGCAAAGAAGTCCCCCAACGGCGCGCTGATTGCCATGGAGGTTAGGGAAGATCAACTGCACGTCAGCTTTGGTCGGTCGCATTTCCAAATTGCAACTTTGCCATCCGAGGACTTTCCCGTCATGGCGTCGGAAGAATACGCGGCGACATTCACCATCCCTGCCGAACGGATGGCGCGTGTATTCGATAAGGCTCACTTTGCGGCCAGCGACGAGGAAACGCGCTACTATCTGCAAGGCGTGTATCTGCACCACGTTGACGGGCACATGCGCGGTGTGGCGACCAATGGGCACATGCTGGCCCAAGTTGACGACGCAACGGATGCAGAGTTTCCAGGCGTGATCGTGCCTAGCAAGACGATCAATGCGTTGACGCTTGGCGAGGGTGACGTTGAGGTTTCGGTAAGTGAGGGTAAAATCCGGTTCGCCACGGATCACGCGACTATCGTTTCCAAGGTGATCGACGGGACGTTTCCCGATTACACGCGTGTCATTCCGCAAAGCAATGACAACCGCGTTGAGTTGTCCGGCGCGGCGCTTAAACAGGCCGTTGATCGTGTTGCGGCTGTCATGGAACGTGGCGGCGGTGTCCGGTTTACTCTGGATGGTGAGGGTCTTATAGTGCAAGGTCGCGGCGGTGCAAATAGCGCGGATGACTTTGTGGAAGCGTCTTACGATTGCGACCCTATGGAGATAGGGTTTAGCCCGAAATACATCAACGCCACAATGCAACGGATTGAGGGCGATGCGGTTCTGATGCTTGGCGGTGGCATGGACCCGGCGCTGCTACACGATACGGCGGATAATGATTGGCTTGCGGTTGTGATGCCGATGCGGGTTTGATTTGCCCGCCACCCCTAAACCTGCTATCCTATCAAACCAATCTGAGGTAAGCCATGAAGCTGAAATGGAAGCGCGTTCATAAGGACGCGCAACCGCCTGTGTTTTCTAGCGAAGGTGCGGCGGCATTCGATCTTGTCGGTATTCGGAAATCAGACGATACGTTCCGAACTGGCTTGGCGTTTGATATTCCAGATGGATATGTTGTTCTTATTTTTTCCAGGTCGGGGCACGGGTTCAAGGAAAGCACGCGCCTTTGCAATGCGGTAGGCGTTATTGACAGTGACTACACCGGGGAAATCATGGTTAAGCTGACCCGCGATGATGGCAAGCCGTTAACGGCGCAAGCCGGCGAGAGTATCGCGCAGGGTATGCTTTTGCGATTGCCAAAGGTTGAGCTAGAAGAAGTGACAGAATTGAAACAGACAGAACGCGGGGAAAAAGGTTTTGGCAGCACTGGGAAGTAACTCAATGACGGACTATCAGAAATTCATCGCATTGTCTCGATACGCGCGATGGTTGCCGGATGAAAATAGGCGCGAGACCTGGGCGGAAACGGTTGATAGGTATATCACCAATGTAGTTCCAGACGGGACGCCAGAGCATGCTGACCTATATGACGCCATCCTAAACCTTGACGTTATGCCGTCCATGCGAGCACTAATGACCGCTGGCAAGGCTTTGTCGCGTGACAATACGGCAGGTTACAATTGCAGCTATTTGCCTGTTGACGATCCGAAGTCATTTGACGAAGCGATGTTCATTTTGCTTTGCGGAACCGGCGTCGGTTTTTCTGTAGAGCGGCAATACGTCAACAAACTACCCGAAGTGCCGGACCAGCTTTTTGAGAGCGAAACGACTATCGTTGTGAAAGATAGCAAAGAGGGTTGGGCTAAGTCTTACCGTCAATTACTTTCCCTGCTTTGGGCGGGCGAGGTTCCGCAATGGGACGTGTCCAAGGTGCGTCCGGCTGGTGCGAAGCTTAATACGTTTGGCGGTCGCGCGTCCGGCCCTGATCCGCTAGTTGAACTGTTCAAATTCACGATTGAAAAATTCCGTGGCGCGACCGGGCGGAAGCTGTCTAGCCTCGAGTGCCACGACATCATGTGCAAGATTGGCGAGATTGTCGTCGTGGGTGGCGTCCGTCGATCTGCAATGATTAGTCTTAGCAATCTAAGCGATGATCGGATGCGCCACGCTAAGTCTGGGCAGTGGTGGAATACTGACCCGCAACGCGCCCTGTCTAATAACTCTGTTGCTTATACCGACACGCCAGATGCAGAAAGTTTCATGCGTGAATGGCTTGCGCTTGTGGAAAGCAAGAGCGGCGAGCGAGGTATTTTTAACCGTGTAGCTGCGCAAAAACAAGCGGCGAAAAATGGTCGGCGTGATCTTGATTTTGAGTTCGGCACAAACCCTTGCTCTGAAATTATCCTGCGCCCATATCAGTTCTGCAATCTGACGGAAGCCGTTTGCCGTGCGGATGATACGCTTGACGACTTGAAAGAAAAGGTGCGTCTTGCAACTATCCTTGGCACGATTCAAAGCACGTTGACTCACTTCCCATATTTGCGCAAGGTGTGGAAGGATAATACAGAGGCGGAGCGTCTTTTGGGTGTGTCTCTGACGGGGATTATGGATAACTTCATCCTAAATCAGAACGTAACAGACCTTCCTGACATCCTTCAAGAACTCCGCCAAGTCGCAATCGAAACAAACGCGGAGTGGGCGGATAAACTAGGTGTCCCACCTAGCACGGCGATAACCTGCGTAAAGCCAAGCGGCACAGTATCGCAGCTTGTGGACAGCGCAAGCGGCATTCACGCGCGACATAGCGAATATTACATCAGAACAGTGCGGGGCGATAATAAAGACCCGCTAACGCAATTTATGATTGCCAACGGTATTCCGAACGAACCTTGCGCCATGAAGCCTGACACGACGACCGTGTTTAGCTTTCCAGTCAAGTCACCGGATGGGGCGGTAACGCGCAATGATATGACCGCTATTGAACAGCTTGAATTGTGGTTGACGTATCAGCGGGAGTGGTGCGAACATAAGCCTAGCGTTACAGTAACGGTGCGCGACCATGAGTGGATTGAAGTCGGGGCTTGGGTGTATAAGCACTTCGATGAAGTGAGCGGGATTAGCTTCTTGCCGCATTCTGACCATAGCTATAAGCAAGCGCCATATCAGGAAATCGGTGAACTGGAATATCTTGATATGGTCGAGATTATGCCCAGCAATATCGACTGGTCTGGATTGTCCGAGTTTGAAAAAGAGGATGCCACAAAGGGCAGTCAAACGCTCGCTTGCACGGGCGGCACTTGCGAGATTGTGGACGTTTAACCATTGACACACCCGCGCCCTGCCTTTATGGTGGGGCGTAGGTTTATAGAGGAGATGGAAAGATGACCAACTACAATGACGGCAACTGGCACGGATGGAACGGCGGGGATCGTCCGGTGCATCCTTATACGGTAGTTGAGGTTTTCTGTGACGGCGAAAAGCTAACTCCTGGTGAGGCAGATTGTTTTGCTTGGTCAAAAGATGGATACGCAGATATCGTCGCCTTCCGCGTCGTCAAGGAACACAAAGAGCCTGAGGTTATTTGGGTAGACGATGAAAATACCGTATGGGATGATGCAGATATTGCAATTTCGTTTGGAGTTAGTGGACTACGCAAGTTCGTGGAGGTGCTAGAATGACCATCACCGCAACCATGATTGCCGACAGCGTATCCCCTCAAGGGGTGCGCCTGTCTACCTTGTCGCTACGGTATCCGCGCTTTATTCACAGCGAGGTCATGACTCACCGCGCATTCAGCCGCAACGCATCGTCAAGCCGCGCAATTCCGATCGAGCGGATGATCCAGGACGTTCTGGACGATCCCGCCATGCCGATTGAATGGGGTGCTAATCAGCCGGGAATGCAAGCCGGTGGCGTTGTCGATGATCCAGAGGAATGCAAGCGTATTTGGCTTGCGGCGCGGGATGACGCGGTATTGCAGGCCCGTGATCTTGCGGAAATGGGCGTGCATAAGCAGATCGTGAACCGCATTCTTGAACCTTACATGCATATCAACGTGCTAGTGAGCGCGACGGAATGGGGCAACTTCTTTACGCTGCGTGACCACGCCGACGCGCAGCCTGAAATACGGGAATTGGCGCAGGCTATTAAGGTTGCAATGTCAGAAAGCAAGCCGAAAGAGTTGCAATGGGGTGAATGGCATACACCATACAGCGAAAACGGCGACAAGCTAATGTCAGTGGCCTGTTGCGCATCGGTCAGCTATAAGACGGTCGAGGGCAAAACCATGTCCTTTGAACGGGCTGGCGCGATCTATGACAAGCTTATGGGTCCTCCGTTTCATGCCAGTCCGTTTGAGCATGTGGCAACGCCGTGCATAGAGGGAAGTGGTAACTTTCAAGGATGGCGGCAATGGCGGAAGGATTTTGAGTGATGACCGACATAATCGACCGACTATCAGACCCCGAAAAAGTATATCCCGAGGACGACACCGACGACGACTTTGCTCTATACGCCGCAGCTCGCGAAGAAATCACCCGACTTCGAGAAAAATGCGACAAACAGTCCCATATTTTGCAACACGTATTCCCCGACAAGACCGGTCGATACTTTATCAGCGGCCAGGGCGGTGAGGTTGACGAAAACGGTTTGCCAGAGCGAGTGAGTATATGCCCCGCGTATGGCGTAGGCTGGACTGTGACTTATCGGCGGGATAGATGAATTTTCTTATTGACGCCCTAGAATCGGTATGACATAAACGTATCAACAGCAAAGGAGATACGCCATGACCATCAACATCCAGACAATCGCAGCGGAAGATATTGGCGCAGAGATTGTTTACGACCTTGGCGATAACATGGCCGTCGTTGAATACGAAAACGAACGCATGGTCATTGCAGATGTTGAGGATATGGCAGAGTTCGGCGAGTTCACGCCTATCAGCAACGCGACAAGGTTCCGCGACGATGTTTCGCGCGAAGATCGTATCGCGTCCATGGTGGCGAAGTATTAAGAACAACCTTGCCGCGTGTCACTGCCACTGATCCGGTAGATAAATGACACTCTAGAGCGCGACAAGGTTTAGGCGGGCAATATGATTGCCCCGCCGATTTTTTTGTTGACAGGGTGTTTTGTGGCGTGCTAGAACGTATGTAACGAAACGCTAGATAGGAGATAGCGAGATGGAAAAGATGCTTAAAAACCTTAAAGCCGGGGAAAATGTATTCTTCGCAAGGTCTGAATGCGAATATGAAGAGTTTACCGAATGGCTTTGCGATAACGGATGGAGTTTTTCTAGACACTTTGAAAGCGGCGAAGCTTTTCAACGCAAAATGCCAGATGGCTTTTTAAGGGTAGTTGAGGTTGTCGGGCTGTGACAACAAAGGCCGCGACGAGTTGCGCGGCCTTTATCTGTTAGGCATGGCATACCAAATACCCAGACAACCACCCCGCGCCAAACAAGCGCGGGGTTTATAGCTTACAGGTCATAAATATACGCTATAGCGTATAGATCATATTTATACGCTACGACGCATCCTTACTATCCGCCTCCCCAGCAAGCGCAAAATATGCCGCACCATCTACAAAGCTATCCATGCGGAACGCGCCCTGTTGACTTCGCACGGCCTTGAGCAGTGCCATAAATAGCCAACCCTGCGCCTCGGTCATAGCAACACCTGTGACCGCTTCGAACGCCCCCACAGTCGCCCCCATGCTGCGCTCACCTTCGGGCTTGTCGTATGTTGCGGCGCGGTCCTGCATTTCCGCCGCAGCTTGTGTTAAAATATCCGGTGCGTCCATCATTCACTCCTTTCAATCGGCTCAATTACATTCATCCGCAACCCGTGCGCGGCGCTATAGACAAACCCCTGCAACGCCCTTCGACCCGCAAACATCGCGCCGAAATCATCCGCAGGACAGAACGCCCGCAGGCTCCACCACTTGACGCCTGGAAAGTCCTTGACGCTATCATGGTGGATATGGCCCGTCAAAATATGCCTGTCCCGTGCCGCGCTCCATTCTGGGCATGTATCTGCAAGAAACATTGCCAAGTCCCGCGCATTGCGCTTGTCGCCATGGTGGAACGCTACCAAAGACTTGCCGTGTCGATACCAGTAGACATCGCGTTCGGCAGGCTCGACTGTGACATTGTGTGCGCCGCCGTATGCCGCCTGCAAAGAAAAGTGCAGGATCAGGTGCGCGTGGGGATCGTGATTGCCGCGCAACACTCTGACGATTACCTCCGCATGTTTGTCGCAAAGGTGGTCAATAGTCCATGTGATAGCATCAATCGCAACATCGCTTATTTTGTATAGCCGCCCGTCGCTGTCCAACTTGTGTCCGCTCGTCGGGGTTTCAGACCGATTGTCATCGACGTGTAGGGTATCGCCGCCTAGTACAAGAATAGCCGTGTCAGCATCCGGCATATCAGCAGTTAGGTCGGTAAACGCTTGCTTTAGATCATCGCCCGCAAGTGACAGGTCATAATCAGGGCTGCCTGTTTCCTTACCCCAAGCCCGCATCCCAAAGTGCGCGTCCATGAGGGGATATACTGCTAGTAGATCATTGCCGCGCGGTTTCGCCTGACGCGGCTCATATGGCGGGATATCCTTGAACGCCTCGGCAATATCCGCTAGAATGTCTTTACTATCACCAGCCGTTGCGTTCTTGAAGTGGCCAGTTACAAAACCACCATCTTCGGTTGGCATTCGTCGCCAATAGTGATCCATCTGCGACACATCAGCCATACCAAAGGCTTGCGCTGTTTGGGATACTTGCGGATCAGCATTAATCCACTTCCGCGCCCGCTCAAGCCTATGTTTCACCGCGCTTTCTGAAATACCAAGGGACGCCGCTATTTCCTTTCGCGTTGCGCCACCTTGCTGCATATCCCAGGCTTGCTTTTGCTCCGGCGTCATTCAAAACACCTCGCCAATGATACGCGACTGCCCGTTGATGCCACTTTCAATCAAGCACCGACTATCGCCTTGCCGCATCGTTAGTGTCCAGGTTCCCGTTTCGTCGTTTACCCAAAATTCAATGATCGTGCGATCCTCGGTCATACCGTAAGCTGCGATTTCTTCACCAAACTGGCCTTGAAGATACGCCTCGGCCTGATCCGCTGGCCCGCAATTCGTGCCTTGTGCCATAGCAGGTGCGGCTGGGGCGCACGCCGCGACGGTCAAAAATGCGCTTGTCAGTAGTGTTTTCATGGTCTTGCCTCCTTTTGTGTGCGACCACGTTAGCGGATTGTGCGGAAAATGTCAAATCAGGTGTTGACGATGGTGGTGTGGTGTGGCAAAAGGTGGATAACGAAACGCTAGATAGGAGATAGCGAGATGGCTTACACAGCAACAATAGTTAAGAACTCAAACACGGGGCGCTTTGACGTCATGATGGCCGCAATTGGTGGAGATCAGGTTTCGCGTTATGGCTCATACGCGACATACGGACGTGCGGAAAAAGCCGCTAAGAAAGTCGAGCTAATGAAGTAAAAAACACCCCGCGCCTAACAAGCGCGGGGTTTTCTTAATAGGAGATACACATGACCAACCTAATCAAAGACGCCATCGCCTGCCTGTGCCTATTCATCATAGGCTATGCGTCGTTGTTTGCGCCCCTGATACTGTAGTGCCACTCAACGATCTCGTCCAAACTTGACGCGGCCCAGATTGCCATGTTAAACGCCTCGCCCGTTTCGCACATAATGGCCGCGTCAAACAACGCCTCTTTATTCACATCATCATGCACGGCCATTGCGATTCCGTCGCGCCAGTAGTCGCTATCTTCTAGTTGCATTGGCTATTCCAGACTTCGTTATGTGTGGCAATTCTTACCGCTGACCCGCGATCTTGCGACACCACCACTTGCGCCACTTCACGATCCAATTCAACCGGATCGTATAGGTCGCAGAAGTCACCAACTGGCGCACAGGCACTAATCCCGATTGCTGATAAGATCAATAAGGCGCTGATCGTCTTGCGTTTCAATTTCTCTTTGAACATTTTGTTTTTCCTTCATGGCGTCCAGTCTGCGCCGAGTGTGTTCCGCCTCTACATCCTTGCGCCCCTTACGATACAGCAAAGCCGCGACCGTTGTAAAGATCGCGGCCCCGATGCCGTAAAGCCATAGTTTGATTTTGGTAATCATTACGTTGCCCACCCTTTCTTTTTGGCAAAAACGTATGCCGCCTCGACTGCCGCGCCAATAGCCATTGCAACGGTCGTAACAATATCAGGATCGGCGGCAAGTTGTTCTGCCTGCGCCATGCCGATGACAGCACCGACGCCATACCTGATAGCGATCCTGGCAATAGGCGCATAGGTCATTTCCCACCCCCAAAAATACGCGCCAGCAGCGCCACAATGGCCCTCACAAAGCCGCTAGGCTCGCTCGGCGTGTCGGTATCCCCGCCGCGCCTCATGCGCCTCAGAATGTCGCCTCCATGCATGATACGGTCAATCCCAATCAACTTGCCCTTGGAATTTGTTTTCCAGACCGGCACATCGTCGCCGTTTGCGCCGTAATCACCCGTTCTGAATAGAGCCATTTCAGCCTTGCGACGATTCTTGATTTCCGGCGGCTTGAGCCAGCCCATGAAATGCCGCGCCGCGTCCGTGTCGCCAGCGTTGATTGCCTTGGTCAGCTTGGCGCGATAAATGCCGCCGGTGTTAAAGTCAAAGGACACAAGCGCGTCAAACTCATGCTGGGCAAGAGGAACCTCAATAGCATCGTTCACGCGGCGTTCGTATTTTTCTACATCCTCGCGGAAAATATTGATAGCGCGGTCAATAGCCTTATCCAAGTCATGCCCGCTTGGCATTTTGCCATTCATCTCTTGCGGATCAATACCACCCGCCGCCGCAGTGTGTCCAATGCCGAAAGTCCACACGCCAACACTATCACGATACGGCGCAGGAACAATGCCCTCGTGTTCGGCAATCTCAAGAATGCCCTTGTCGCTCAGCTTCATTCATGGCCCCCTTTTCTCAAATATCGGTCAATACTGTCCAGCCTTGCCAGCACTTGCCCAAGCGTTGCCTGTAGAGCCTCGTGGCTTTCCTTGCTAGCCTTGGCTTGCGCCTCCAGCTTAGTATCGAGGATTCTAACCTCGGTGTCAAGGTTGGTGATTTTCTTGAGCAGCCATAGCACTACGCCGATAAGCGGCGCGACGACCCAACGCATAATGGGATCAATAAATTCAGTCAATTCAATAATGTCCTTCGTCCTGTCTGTTTAGAAAGCCCCCAAGCATATCAGCCAATTCCCTTTTGCTCGGGTCTTTTGATTGTTTTATTCGCTTGAGCCTTTGAGTGGTAAAAAACTCTTGCGGAAATTCCTTGAATACCAGCGTCATGACAATCCAATTATGCAGCGTGTTCAAAACAGCAAACGGAACCGCATAAATCGCCAGAAATACATGCGGCATACCTTTTGACTTCATGAAATAGCCAAAGGAATAGAAGCTGTAGACAAAGGCCACAATAGGACCAAGGATCAATAGCGCAAAGATACTGCTAAAAGGTATCTCGTCAGTGTCAGACCATACTTTCATCCGCCCCAGCCTCGGTCATGGTGTGATCCCGAACAACGCATCAACCTGTTCCGGTGTAAGACCCTTGAATGCGGCAAGCGCCTCAATCAGCGGCGCGTTGCGGGCAATAGTCGTGGCGCTTGCCCAACGGGCTTTTGCCTCAATCCGGTCGCGGGCAGGTTGTCCGGTGAAAAAATCATTCCATCCAGTTGGCCAGCCGCTCGTGGCTTCCTCGGCGTCTGACTCCGACAAAACACCAGCATCCAGTGCGGCAAGAATAAAGTCGTCCTTGGGTAGGGATGCGGTGGATCGCGCCCGTTCAAGCCGCTGCTCTGCTGTTGGTGTCTTGATAATCATGCGCCCACTCCATCGGTCAGGTCAGCCTCGTCAACGTCCCATAGGTCACGGTCGGTGCGGTCGGTTGGAATTTCGGAAACGTCAACGATCTTGTAGGGCTTACCAGTTGGCACGACGATAGCCGCGATCTCCTCAATCGTTTTCGTGGCATTTTCAGCGGGGGCGAAAATTGCAACCCCATCGGTGTCGTTTTTGTATATGATACGCTGGTTCATGATAGCCTTCTATCGAAATATCTGGACATTGACTATTTCCATGTCTGTCAAGTATGAAGCGGAGCTTGAGTCGTTTGCCGTCTGTATTCTAACACTATCGGTAGAAAAAGAGAACGCAAAAAGACCATCCAAATAAGAACCGGATTGAGTGGCATCAGACTCAATGCAATTTCCACCAACTGAATAATTTGCATCAACCAATGCCGTGTCGAAATTGATCGTGTAGTCGCCGGTTCCATTATCCGTAATTCCAAGCACGTTAAGGCTATCACGAATTGCAACCGTACCAGTGCCGTTGAAATTAACCCATGACTTGACGGGACTGTTGACCGCCGCCGATGCAGCCGCCTTCGCCGGGCTAACAATACCCTCAATCGTGCTAATGCCCGCTTCCCAGTCCGCAGTTGGCTGCACCGGAATAGTATAAAACTCCGCCGCGCTCTCGTCCGATTTGACCCGCAGAAAGTCACCGCCATACCCCGTCAGCGCAGGCAGGTCGCCACCCGTTGCAGCCGCTAGTGCTTGATCTGCCTTAGTGCCGATCCAATCCGCAAGTTCATTCGCCTCGGTGCCCCAAGGGGTTAGCTTGCCAACAGTATCCGACGCTTTCGTGTCAAATACGGAATCGGTATCACTTGCGCTCGGCGGGTCGAAAGTAACTTCGATATACGGTGGGGTTGCCATTTAGACAAGACCTCTCAATTCCAGTTTGATATGGTGCAAGTTCTTATTGTCGATGTAATGGTCGAATTGCGTCAACACGCCAAACTCCAACAATGCCAATTCCACGTTCTCTGATCCAATGAATACTGTAGCACGGCCTTGGGTATCGCGCAAAAACCGCTCGCCACGGCGCACGTTTCCGCTATTCACGAAAACATCAATTTCCGGCTTACGAATAGACACGCGGGGAATTGTGGTCAGATTGCCAAATTCATCTTCAATATACCGCGTGAAATTCTGTGACCGAAGATTGACACCGGCCAGCGTTTCGCCCAATTGGAAAACGCGCCCTAGCACAACCTGCCCGACCTGTGCATCGCCGCTATTTGCCGTGATCGTTATATCAATCTCTGTTGATGGACCATAATAGGGCAGTGCAAGGAAAACATATTCCCGCGATTTTGGCCTGCCTCCGGTAAACCAATTATACCAACTGCCGTTAATGTGGTCCAGCTTCAATAGCTCGGCGGTAATCGTTTCTGATTGCGCCCCGCCATCCGATACCGTTATTTCAATATCGTCCGCTTTCAGCCCAAAGAAAGCAATGCCGTTAACAATCTTTGTCGCGTCAATGCTATAGGTAATCGTGCCCGCATTGGTGGCAAGGTTCGCCACAAAAGCATCAAACGCCGCCCACTTATTCATTGCGCCTTTGATGATCCAGGTATCGGAGTCGGATGTGGTCGGATCGTTCCCGGTATTGCTATCAATGGCAGATACATAAACTGTCTTTGTGCTGACAACGTGAACCTCGTCGCCCGCATCGTATGTCGTGGCAACATCCCATTCGGACGTGCTTTCCGTGAGATTGGTCGCGGTCAGGTTCGTTTCGTCTACATCGTATTTGTCAAATATCTTCATGACACCACCGGCCCTCTAGGAATACCGACTTCCTCCCATTGCTCGAAAATATCCACCATCTTTTGTGTCAGTCTGTTATTCAGGCGCGTGTTTTCTTCCACCTTGCCTTCAAGGTCAGTCAATTGCTGCAACCGGATCAGGCTTTGACCCTCGGCAAAACCCGGCCCGCCGCGCGTCGTGGTGATCTCACCCCGCCGCCTTGCCGCCGCAAGCAACTGGCTTTCAAATCGAGTGCCACCCAGTGCCGCCGTTTCTGCAACAGCCTGATTGGCCGCGCTGATTAGGTCATTCATGTTTTCGAAATTCGGCACAAGCGATGCAAACTTGTCGCCCATCTTGGTCAATTCTTCGTTGACCTTTTGCAGCTTTTCCTCTTCGGAAAGCCCCTTTAGACTAACTTTGAAACTGGCGGAGAAGTCCTCAAAAATACCCGCGCCAAATCCGAACACCCGCGCGGCTTCCATCGCGCTGCCCTGCATTTCGCCAAGCGCATCGCGGATAGGATCGGCAACCGCGTCAGATGCTTGGCGGTAATTCGTGCTACGCGACTTGATAAGGCCAAAAAGGCGGGACTTTTCAATCTTGCGGAATTGCTCAATGGAAGTTTCCAGCCCGTCCGCCGTGACGCGAATGCCTTTGTCCAATTCCTTGATTTTTGGCACGAACAAGCTTATGGCACCCGCGACAAGACCGATGACAGGAAGCGCCGCGCCAATTGTCGCCAATGCACCACCGCCCGCCATTGCTGCGTTAGCACCAATCGCAAAGGGACTAAAGGACGTAGCGCCGATCCCAAGCGCATTGCCTGCCGCACCTAGAAATCCAGTCCCAACAGTGCCAGCCGCCGCACTGCCCAGTGTGCCTACGGCGCTGCTAATAAAGCCGCCAAGGCCACCACCAGAACCACCTCCACCAAGCACAGACGACAGCAGCCCACCACCACCGCCGCCACCTGCCATGGCAGACGTAGCGCCACCGCCACCACCACCAAAGCCGAGGCTAAGCATGATACGATTACGCGCTGCCATGGCGATCATGTTTGACAGCATGTTTTTGAAGGTATCCAGCACCGACCGCGCGAACCCGGCGAAATCCTTAAATCCGCGCGCCACGAAATCACCGAAAGCGTCAGCCACGCTGCCAACGGCATTTTTGACTTGGCCGTTTAGCTTGTCGGCTAGGGTCTCGGCCTCATCGCCGGTTTTCTCCAAGTTGTCCCGCATACCACCAGAGCCGCCAAGCGCCGTTGTCGTGGTATTTATACTTTCGGACAATGTATCATTCACAGATACAAGCCCTTGCAGAGTTTCTATTTTTTCGTCAAAACGCGCAATAGCCTCGGATTGAGCAACCATATCAGCGCCTTCCAATTCCATTCTGTTAAGAATGGCATTGCGCTCTGCCTTGATCGCGGCAATTCTGGAATCGACGCCTTCCTCAATCTCCATTGTCATGGCGTTGTTTGCAATCCGCATGGATTCAATTTGCGATACGACGTTTTCGCCAAGCTGGCCCAAAGCCGTTGGCACCATACCCAAATTAGCGACAAGAGTTCTTGCCTGTGTCGCCCCGGCGGAAAGGTTTACGGCTAGGTCACTAGCCTGACGCGAAGATTTATTTAGGCTGTTTGCTAAATTGTCGGCGCTATCTTTTGTATCGTCAACCGTTCCGCCAAGCGTAACGGTTCCGTTCTTTGCGTTCTCAATGGCCGCTTCAACAAGGCGAATTTCGGCCTCAAGCTCCAGTATCTTTTCGCTAGTGCCCTCAACCTCGCCAAGCATTGTTTTTTGCTCGGCGACATTCGCCCTCAATTTTTCTAGGGTTGAATTGTAAAGATCAAGCATACCAGAAAGATTGCCGTTAACCGCAAGAGACGCGTCGGCCATCCTTCTGAGTTCGTCGCTAACAGGTCTTCCGCTGAAAAGATTTTGCAAATCTTCTGTAAGCCTATTAGCTTCCGCCTGTCTCCTTACAAGTTCTTGATAGCGGTCAGTAGACTTTACTGTCTCAATTCTGTTTTGTTTTATCGCCTCTGCATTTGACAATGCCGCCTTTGCATTAGCCAAAAGGGCACCAGCATAGTCAATAGAAACCTTGCGCCCGTTAGTCATGCTTTCTGAGAAGCCTGACTGCTGGTCAATAACTTCGTCTATGGCTGATTTTGCAGCGTCGGTCGCTCTTTTTATCTCACCCATGCCGTCACTGAAATCAGCAAGACCACCGATAGCGCCGACAAGACTGGAAATTCCACGAGTTACCGCAGTAATAGTGGATACAACCCCCCGCAACACCGCAGTCAAACCCGCTTCGCCAAGTGACAAGACAAGCCCTTCAAGAGCCGACATAAGACCCTTAATATCCCCACCCAGGTTATCTCGCATGGTATCGGCCATATCGCCCGCCGCACCCTCAGCAGCGGTCAATTCGCCCGTCAATTCGCCCACGCGCTCATTCGCATCAACAAGTGCCAGCGCGCCAGATGCAGCTTCACGCCCGAAAATCTTAATGGCGTCCGAGGTGGACAAACCCACCTCTTCAAGCGTCGCCATAATATCTGCCAGGCTTTGGGTTTCGGGGTTTACATCCTGAATGGTAAGGCCGTAATTCGACAATGCTTCGGCGGCTTGATCCGTAGGACCTGCCAGCGATGCCAGAACACCACGCATTGCCGTTCCCGCGCGCGCGCCTTGAATACCAGCATCGGACAAAACACCAATCGCCGCTGCCGTTTCTTGTAGGCTCATATCTAGCGACGAGGCGACGGGCGCAACTGTGGACATGGCCTGCCCAAGCTGCGCGACATTGGTATTCGCCCGCGAAGATGCAGCGGCAAGCGTGTC